ACACCGCCTCGGAATTGTCAATGGTGTTCCCGTTTTCGTCCTTGAACCAGTTCATGCGCTGACGCAATTCGTCAAACGCCTTTGTCTCGTCCGCATTAAGGCTCCGGTAATCATCGTCCGCCCACTCCTGCGCGCCCGGCAGAGAGGACTTGCCGAACAGCATCGCCTGTGCCCAGTCGCGCGGGCTCTGGCCGTACTGTGGGAACTGCAGGATCTTCTCGCCGTTCTTGTCCAGACTGTAGCTGCCGCCTGCGTATACCGTTGCCGCGCCCTCAAGCGCCTTCTTTACAGCACCGCCGCCGAACGGCAGCAGCAGGTACGCCGCCGAGTTGGCAGCGCTCTTTGCCGCGTCAAGCGCAATGCGCTTGTTGTCGTAACCATTCTCGTGCTCCTCGATCAGCTTGCCGAAATCCGGGAAAGCCGCCGAGATCGGCACACGGCCGCCGCCAAGCAGGCCGCCCACAAACGGAACCTGTTCGGCAACATTTTTGCCGAGGTCGAGCGCAATGTCCACACCGGACTTTTTCTTCTTGTCCTTGTCGTCATCGTCTCCCAGACCGAACGCCTCCGCGATCAGCTCCAGCGGGTCAAGGTCGAACGCATCACCAACTATGCTGATGGGGTCAAACGCCGAATCACGACCGGTCAGCTGATGGTACACCGCGTTGAACAGGTACGCGCCGGTAAACACCTTCGTGTACGCCCACGCCAGTTTTGGTACGCTCTGCTTTGCCCTCGGCAGGTCCTTGAACAGATAGGAAAGCTGGTTGTTCACCTCAAGCTGGAACATGGTAAACACCTTGCGGACAGGGTTCACGCTATTGAACGCGGTCGGCTGCGCGCCCTTAGAGCGATCCGCCATCAGGTTGGCGGCGAACGTGTCTGCGTTGTCGAACGCCTCCTGCAGGCCCATGCCGTCCTGAATATTCTGCAGATACTTCGCACGCGTTACCACGTTGCTGGCAAAGTGGTCGATTGCCTCCATCGGCATACCGGCAATATCCGAGATTTTGCGTGTCAGCGTCCGGTCGAGGAACTGCGTGCCCTCGCGGTTGGTCAGGAACACCGAGCCATCCGTAAAGCCGTCATCCTTCACAGCGCTTTTCACCGTGTCGCGCATGGCTTTGATGAGGTTTGCCGTGCTCACCTCGCCGCTCACCTGCGTGATCGGGATAAAGTTCGTGATCCACGAGCCGGGATTCATTGCGATCATGTTCGCCGCCACACGTCCCTCAACGTTCTTCGCTACGGTGTACATCTGTC